TAGTTTGAGCGTTGGAGTGATACATGTATCTTCCTTCGATTTGTAGGAAAATCATAGGATACCTTCGCTTGATTGTCAAGACTTCTTGCTTAACTTTTTGAATGAATTCGTCAGAAATATTCTCTGCATTTATGAGAAAGTCGGGAGCATGGTTGGAAAAATTTAAATACTTGGTGTATTCCGCATCATCCTCGCGCTCGGAAAGCTTTTCGTAATTCTCACACTTTTTCGTTAAAGCGACGAGACTGTGGTTTTCTGGAAGAAAGTTTTCAATATCACGAAACAAACGATAGGTAAATTCAGAAGAGTAGATTGCGCCTTCTTTTTTGGTATTAATAAATGATTTAAATCCATCAATCTTGGGCTGGCATTTTTCAACAAAGACATCGTGCAGATTGATTGCAAAGTCTGGCAGATCAGTAGTGTCAAGAACTCCGTAAACCATAGAAATTTCTACGCCAAGCTCTTTCATTGTACGCGCAAGCTTAGTGAACGTATAAACTTCCGTAATTACAACATCACCAAACTTTACACACCAACTATTGCGGAACTTTTTATCGCCACGAATTATGATTGGAACATAATAAAAGGGAGAAGTTGGTGCGGCGCATTTGGTGTTGAAATGAGTAGTATAGTGATTCTCATTAAAAATCGAACGGTAATTCTCATGGTTTGAGCCTTTGCCTTTGGGCGCGAAATCAACTTTGGATGCGCGGAATATCCATTGAGAAGAAGAATAGTCGGACAGGAAATTGAGCTTCGCTTGCTCTTCACTCACAACATAAACACGCTGAAGCTGCGGATTTTTAATCAATAAATTATGTGCGCGGCGATCTAGATACTTCTTCTCGTCAGAGATAAGGATAGCACTGCCGTCATTAGTATAAAAACTAATAGGAGAAACCTGTATCTGAGGCGGAATCTTGTGACCAGAGTTGCTACGCTCATAAACTCTCTTGATGTTCCTGCTGCGAGAAGTGAGAGAAAAGCAAGCAGAAGGCGTAACCATTCCAGCATTGACCAAAACCTTTTTGCCGTCTGGCGCATTGAAGGTAAAAGTAGAATCCTGACAGAGAACCCCAATCGAATTGCTGTGCATTACATCGCGCAGCTTGTTGAAGAACTCGGTTACGTCAGAAATCTGATCAAGCTCTTTCTGAACTGCTGAAGCAGCCTCCTTTTCAAGAGCAACTACCGTTCTAGCGATAGCATTTTTAGTCGCAGTATTGTATTCAAGAGTTTCGCGTGAGTGGTGCAGAGACAAACTCCCAACAGGGAAGAAAAGCACCATATTCTGATGGAAGTAGCTCCTGCTAAACGCTTGGAAAGTTTTGTTGTTTGCAGCGGGGTGGTTCTCAAAAGGCGAGAGATCAAGAGGGTAGGCAATGCCACCCATCACAACCATAGCATCGCCACCAAAGTTGCGTTGATTGTGTACGCCCCAATCTTTGTTCTTGACGATCCAGTGGGGTTTAAAAATATTAAAATTTACCGCATCGAACTTCTCATCGCAAAAGAACGTAACTTTCTTTAGAGCAGTCTGAAAATTCTCAATGTCACCGTGCTTAACTGCTACGGAAATTTCAATGCCATTAGCCTCGGTTGATTTGCTTTCGGCAATCTTGGTGAACCGAGTGTCTCCACCCTCATCAACATAAACAGAGATTACGATTGCGGTCCCGTCTTGATGGGAAGTAACCGTAAACGAATCCGTGTATGATAGCGGAGCAAAACGACCGATACCGAAACCGCCGATTGAATGATTGTCGCCGCGCTTGGTGGAGCGACCATACTTGGTGTAAAGGCCGAAAAGCTGGGCTTCAGAAAGGCCGCGACCAAAGTCACGCACACGGTAATTAGGATCGATTCGCGTCGGGCAAAAGAGGCGAACAGCAGACTCGCTATTCGCTTCTTTGTTGGCGTCGATTGCGTTGGCGAACGTCTCGCGGACGGTAGCCAAGATGGTATCGGAATAATTATTCCGCAAGAGCGAAGAGATGTAGCGCATCTCCTCGGCATCGATAGTCGCGATTTCGGACTTGAAATCGTGAGATTCAACAACGTTCCGCTGGATGGTTTTGACAATCATGGGTGCAATTTGATTTACAGCAATAGTCTGCCACAGGGATCACTTCTCGTCAACAGGTTTTTTGAACTTTTTTTCGGAAATCTGAAAAGTCATCTCTTGCAACCACTTACGCTCTTCTTCTGAAGCGTCTTGAACGTTCAAACAAACGTCAGATTGCATGGTTGTGGTGGAAATTCTGAACTCAGCTTGGCATTTAAATTTTTTTAAAAATTCTTCGCTGAGAGTCTGGTAGACCGCATAAACGTCTTGGACGTTTCTGGCGCAGAAAAGAGTGTGAGTTCTGGATTTTAAATCATTTAAATTACTCATTGCAGTAAGACATTATGTCGATAAAGCTTTTTGTGCTGGTAATGTGAGTCCATACCTTTCCATTCTTCATGATTTCGTCGTCGGACATTCCTTCTGAAACGAGGTGTTCGATCATATTCTCGTTGAGGAGAAGAAATTCAACGCGATTCTTGCGGAAGTTAGGAATGATGCAAGCGGTAAGCTTATCGGTTGATACCTTGCAGCCGAGAACCTTGACGGTTTCGTCTTCGTTCAAAATCTCCATGTCAGAGAAATCGAACTTAATTTTCAGCTTTTTTAGCTTTTGAGAAACGGTGGCTTTAACTTTATTAATTTTTGCTTGCATTGTTGAGAAGATGGTAAATGGCGAGGTCTTTGCCCTTGAGTTCTACGTCAAAGAAAACAGGTTTGCCGTAGTCATTGGGCGAACTGACAGGCATCATAGCGTGTTTGCGGGTGTTGTCAATACCTTCTGAGTAGTGAAACAAAGGAATTGTGGGCCAAGTAGAATAGGCGAGGTGAAAGTCAGCGGCATCGTCGTTGCCGTGATTGCAGAACTGACGGTGCAGAGAATCGTAGGTGATGGGAATGCCAGCGGTCTGGAAGAAATACTTGTAAAGATTGGCGATAGACCAAGTGCCGTCAACATTGTCGTTGACCTCTAGCACAAGGCGAGAACGCACGTTGCTGGGCAAGCGATTGAAGTTGGCAAGGAAACGCTGCGAGATGTCAGCAGGGTCGCCGTCTTGGCGGCAGTGAATGTTGAGAGGCGAACGATAGTCATTGGGCAAGTCAAGTAGGTCGAAAAGCTCGGCGTGAGAGGTGAGGTCGCGAATGCTGTTGTCAACAGCGGCGGGATTGTCGCTGGTAAGAGTGATGTATTCTGAAGGGTGAGCAGAGACGCGAACGCCGGTAAGCTTGATGGTGCGAGAGATGGCGTCAAGTGCAGCGCGAAGGTCAGACCAGTTAGGCAAATCTTGCAGACGCAAGTTAACGTCGGGATGGTCGATGACAGGGGTAAGAGAAGACGACAAGCGGTAGCCAGCAATGCCACAATTAGCGCAGTATTGAATAGTGGCGTTGGTAACGACAAAATTGTTGAGGATACGCTCGCTGAGAATGCGAATAGCCTCGGCGCGAGGCAGCGCAAGAAAACGAGTCAGAGTCATAGTTTGGAACTTGATTCCGCGCTCGGCAAGAACATTGGAGATGCAGCAAAGGGAGAGTTGCATGAGATGAGAAAACTAGATTCTGACGCTTTCGTCAAGCATCATTTGCAGGTTAATTGTTCGATTTTTAAATTGTAGCAGCTTGAGGGAAAAGCGTACTTATCTCCCCGTGGATCAGGATCAATTTCTCCGCTCTTGTAAAATTCAGCTAAGTCAAAAAATTTTTCTTTCTTAATGTAGCCGAGAATCCAACCTCTGCTGTAGTCGCCAAAGATACTGGTAAAAAGATAGTAATCACACTGCTGCTTGGTGTTGTATTCTTTGACCGCGCAGTTGTGCCAAGGTTGGGGAACAACGTTGCGCTCTTTGGCTTTTATTTCAAATAAAAATAGTTTGGGGGAGATCCAATCGAAGTCATAGCTCTTGTTGGACATGATTCTGCCACCCCAAGTCTTTTCGACCATAAGGTCACTGAGAGCAGCAATCTTTTGCCCATGCCCTTTGGTATCAGAGTTTCTCAGTAGCGGCACCTGACTTGCCCGCCAAAGAGCTTCTTCAACCATATCTTTAGTTATTTGAACTTCGATCATTCTTGTTTGAAATCGTAAAAGTAATCGAAATTATCTTCAGCTACCCATTTGTCTCCACCTTCGCAGGTAAATTCCTTATGGAAGACTTTCCAATCTGGCTTAGTGTCAAATTTCTTTGAGATAAATGCGCCGCCATCTTTCCACAAAACTCTATTATTCGGCTGCAAGAAAAGCTGATTAACTGGTTCTCCGTTGCTGGTTGTCAAGCCCCAAATTAAATGGCCGCACTTGTGGCCCCCTGCCATTTCAGAGTAACCGTAAGCAGCGTCTGGATTGTCGTGCCAGTCAATAGTAAAAAGATATTTGCCTGTGATCCATTCACGATTTTTTAATTGAATCTTCGTGGTTGAGTTTTTGTGATACTCGTATCTGGTAACTGACAAGCAATTGGAATAACAGTCCCAAAGTTGCAGCCAATCAAGTGGATAATTTTGATGAGTTGGTTCATTAACGAGATAATGGATGGGAACTCGGTCATGCCTTGAACCGTATTCTGTCATTATTTGAAAGGACAGACATCGCCTTGTCAATGAAGTTACGCCAAAAACCTCACAAAGAATGTAATCGGTTTTTTCGTTTTCGTCGTTGTATAAAAAATTACTTTTTAAATACGCAGTAAAAACTGGGATATTTGCGTTAAGGTATGGCATTACTTTTTATTTGCTGAATGGTGCTTAATTATCTCTTCGGTAATTTTTTCTACTGACGGGATACAACAAAAATTTCTATTTGTTGGGCAGATCTGCGGCTTTGGTTGCCAAAAGCCATTATCTGTTTGATAATATTTCAAATTACCCAAGCATTTTTCAAAACA